TTATGAATGTATTTATAAAATATCAGCCGCTCCTCCTCCTCCCATTGGGGATGGTGTTGAACCTTTTGCCTGCGGCGATACAGGTGGTGTTTGAGGTTTTTCTGCATCTCCACCTATAAAACGTGTAAATTTTATATATTCAGGATTCCCATATAATTTTAATAGGTAAATGTCAGTTCCATTAATGTTTTTGTAACAATTTAAATCTGCTGTATTACATAAACCACGAATTCGTTCTCCTATTCGTTCTTGATCTTCACGAGTGTCAAATTTCCCCTGTTTGATTGAATTTAACAAACTTACCCCTATTGTTTGGAAAGTTAAATCTTTAAGATAATCTAATAATCCCTCTCTCGAAATATCTGGTAAAATTTGAATTCTTCTATCTTCACCTGGAATAAATATATCATTCTGAATTTTTTTATAATCATCAAAAGATATACCGGTTTCGTTTATTCTATCGGCAACATCCAATAATTCTTGTCTTAAATTAATTTTACCACGTCTTTTATCTTTGGGTTCGCATACACAATTTATTGAAAAATTAATACCATTATTAGGATTTCCATCCTCACTCGGTATAAATAACCTATCGGGTTCACAATAAAAACTATCAATTGGATTATTTCCATCCAAACTAAATCCGTCATATCTATTTGGAAAATCAAAATTAGCTTGTATATTAAAATCGGAAAACAATGTCGTGAATTCCTCTATAGGTGTTGGTTCTTGTTTTTTACTTTCATCTTCATTTGTCTGTCCCAAAGCAGGTCCAGTTGGTGATACAGGTTCAAGAGGAGCAAATGGACCAGTTTGTGATAGAGGTTCAGGAGCCACTTGAGGTTTTAATTTCATTTGCGCTTCTAATTTAGACAATTTATTTTGTGCTTCTAAATCTAAGAATTTTTTACGAATATCAATACATGCTTCAAAAGCATGATCTGGTATAAAATTATCAATCAAAGGAATCACGTCTCCAGGTTCTGTTTTTTTACATTTTGGAAGATTCGCTAAAGCGACACCGACGCCACCGATAGCACCTATTCCTCCTGCCAATTTTGCTGCTGTTGCTAATGTTAAAGGTACTGCTGCCATTCTATATATTATTATCAATATAAAAAATAATTTAAAAAATGATATTTTTGAATAAAAATTTCCAAAAATTAAATTGCATTCTAATTTTTTTTTTTGGTGTGAATTCTACAGCAATTTCTATGAAATTATATAATGCGGCATGGCGTTTGGATTTGCCAAAAATCAAACGGCTCGTTAAACAAGGACAAGACATAAATCAAAGATTATGTGGACGAGAATTGGAAGATATATTATCGATAGTAGCATCCAGAAGTGAATATAAATACCGTTTATCCAATATACGATTTTGTATTTCTTTGGGGAGTCGTCTCGATCCGAAAATACACGCGTATACCTGGTTATGTATTATTGATGGAGGGGATATTTCAGAGGTCCAGGGATTACTGGATCGATTTCCTAGTATGCTTTCAACACGATTTTTCGGAGCGGGTCAGGATGGTTTGTGCTCGGCTCTTATTGGAAATGATAGTCGTATGGTTACATTTTTATTAGGACAAGGAGCAAATCCAAATCAATATACAGGATGGTTCAAATCAACTCTTCATCGTGCAGAATGTGAAGTTTTCGATGACCAGAGTGAAGTACGAAAATGTGCTGAAATTATTCGTAATTCAGAATTTGCAATTCTTTTACTAAAATCGGCAAAATATGGGGCATCCGCGATTCTTGATTCTTGTGATACAGTATCAAAAAATATTGCACAAACGGCAATGACTTCTTTATTACCAGATTTGCAAATCGAATTAGCATCATATTTTTGGTAACTCTTTATATTTTTTTCTAATAAATGAAATATTTTATGATACCTTTAGTTTTTAAACTGTGTGCTTTATATAAGAATGTTAATTATAAAAAAAAAAATATACCATTGTCAGCTATTGACAGTATAAAAAAAAATAAATCTTCAAGAGATTACATTGAAAAACAGATCCGGTTTATGCATTATAAAAAAAAATTAAAAAATTTTATTATTTGGTAAATTTAGAGACGTATCTTTATGATTCATTATGATATAAATATTGATCCTAAAACATGGGGAAATCATTTTTGGCATACTATGGAAGCCATTGCTTGTACCTTAAATCAAAAAAATAAAGATTATATCTATTCGTTTTTTGATAATTTGAGGTTTGTCATTCCATGTGAAAATTGCCGTCACCATTACGATGCATATTTCAAAGATAATAATATAAAAAAATATATGGAAAATAGTTTAACTTTACTAATGTGGTTATATAAATTAAAATTAATCATTAAAAAGAGACAAGGTGTAAAAGATACTATATCATTTAACGATTATTTAAAATACATTATCGATAAATTTGATGTACCAGAAATCCAATATCATATGGATAAAAATGATGAATTAAAGGTAATGATGAAAAATCGAAAATTCGAAAAAAAATATCATTTAAAAGAATTTTATGATTTAATTAAAAATGAATAAATCGAATGAAAATATATGTATTATTCTAACGACAACAATTTATTCCGATCCTAAAAAACGTTATTCAATCGTGAATGACTCAGATAAACGTCTTACTATTTATTTAGAGTCCATAAAACAATGGTTGGAAGAAACAAATTTAAATATTGTGATTGTAGAAAATTCTGGATACGAATTTCTTGAATTAAAAAAATATGAGGGTATATATAAGAATCGATTAGAAATAATTTTATTTAATGAAAAAAAACTTCCCAATTATATATTTTTAAATTTAGGAGCGAGCGCTTTAAATATAAAAAGTGATTATTTGAGTACAAGTAAAGGAACGAGTGAAATGTTTTCTATATATTATGCTTGTCAGCATTCAAAATTAATAAAAAATAGTGATTTTGTAATTAAAATCACGGGAAGATATTTTATACCTGGTTTTGAAGAATATATTATTCAAAATAAAGTTACCGATTATGATGTTTTACGTCAATTCAATCCGAACCGTTGTGAAATAGTGGGTTGTAGTGTTCATCAAATCGATAAAATTTTTAAACCCAATAATTTCAGAGCACCAAACGGACTTTACATTCATCATATTGAAAATTTGTATAAAGAACGAATAGAACAATTAGACCAAGAAAAAGTTTTTACGTGTCAAAATTTTAAAATCAAAAAAACATTAACTGGATATAATACAGAATGTGAAGAACTATAATACAGTGATTTTCTGTAAGTGCATTCATTTAATAAGCATCTAAGAAGGGTAGGATTTTTCTTTCTTTTATGTCCAACTATTTGATTCTGAAAACTTTCTATGAAATAGACGATTCTGAACCTATTTTATTTAAAATTGAATATTATATAAATTTATAAATTATAAAAAATGGAAAACTCTTTAGATTGGTGTCATAAAATAAAAAATGGAAAAATAAGTGATTGGCTTCTCTCTAATGATCGTTTTAAAATTCCATATTCTCAACAATTAGATAAATTATGTTTTACAATTTTAGGTCAAAATTTGCTCGATAATGGATATATTGTATTACCTTTATTCAATAAATCCAAGAGCGAAAAATTAGTCAAAGAATTTCAAAAAACAGAATTAGAATTCCCAGAATACAAGAGAGATATAATTTTAGGCACCAAAGAAAATCCTTATGTATTAGGTGGATTCGGTGCTTATGGTCAACCCTCTTCATTTCACAATCCTTTTGTAAGAAATATTCGAAAAGAAAAATGCAGATTGATACCTATTTTAGGTGAAATGTTGAAAGTCGCTCAAAAAAGAAATTTGATCAGCAATGCCAAAGATTACAAGGTTGCTCAATTGATGGATAGGATGTGTAAAAGACCCAAAAATACTTCTACCACCAAAGAAAGTTACCATCGAGATTTATTGCCCAAAGGACGAGATTTAGATATTACAATTGGTGGATGGATCCAGTTTTCTGAAGATTCTTCATTCTTTTCATGTACACCTAAAACTCATAGTTTTCCAAATAATATAAAAAAAGGCAAGAAAGGATTCGCAACAGAAACAGAAATGACCTGTACTTCTGAAATTGAAGTACCTCAAGGACATATAATAATGTTTTTTCAGAATTTGGGTCACTGTGTTCATTCGATAAAAAGAAAATCTGATTCTTATCGATTATTTTCTGTATGGTTACTCACAATTCACGATACACATATTTATGATTATTCTTTAATTATACAGAATCAGGGTGTGCCTTTTTTGGCATCTCATCAAAAACCCTGGATGTATACTCCAAATCATGGAAGTTTTTGGTTAGATCGGATGACGATTCCTTGGTCAAAACGTGTTTTTATAGATAATGTATTGATTCAAAAAATCAAAAAGGACGGTTCAATATATACAATCGTTGAATCTCCCATGAAAAGTCTCCAAGAATACGGTTTACAATTGTATCCAAAATATAAAAAATGGGAAAAAGATTTATTTATTCCACAACAAGAATTTTGTATCGGAGAAACCCAAAAAATTTACTTGTTTTTACCCTAAGTTTCATAATTTTATTTATTGATCAATCAAAATAAAATGTAATTAAAAATAAATTACATCTTAGAAATTTACGATAAATAATAATATTTTAGTTAAGGTTACGATAATCTATTCCGTTTTTACATTTAGTATCTTCTAATGGACAGTTTCACATTTGCATTTTTGAAGATTTTTAAGTGTGCAATAATAGTTGGAACCTGATTAAAGAAAATTTTCCTAATGCAAAACGATAATGATCTGAATGCATCAGGGTCGTAAATCCACATATTTTTCAGTCATGTTTTATACATTTACATAAATTAATATGATGTTTAGGAATTGAATTTGACTGTTTAAAAAGATTTATGGATCCCACAAAATTGGAAATCGTTTTTCTTTTATTTTTTCATGATACATTTGCAAAAATCCATTTTATATTTCATTAAAAATTAAAAAAAAATCTTGATAGGTTAATAATATAGAAATTAAATGGGAGATTGAAAATTGTAAAGGAAGAGGTAGTTCAAATAATGGAGTTCAACCCGCTGGAAAACCACAAATTTTTTATAATGATGACAATAATAATAGAGTCGAAGGATACGTAACTGGAGATTTTAGTGGTGATATATACGCTTCTAAAGATGCAAATGTAAAAATTGGAAGTTGGAACAAACAATGCAGCAATAATACGAGTGATTCCGTAGTAGCTAATTTGAATGTGGTAAATAATGCAGGATCTCCAGGAGATATTAAAATTACACTGAATAATAAAGGTGGTAAATTTAATACTGATTTATACGAATTCTCTTATTTACAGATAGCAAACAATAGTAATTCTCCAATATATATCAAATACAATAGTGGGGCTAATCCATCTTCTTACCTATGTCCTTCCAAAAATACCAAATTAGACTTGCGAAAAAATCCTGTGATTTCAGATTTTGCTTTCCAACCTCCTAATCCTGTAAATGATTGTAAATAATTATTGTAATTACGTTTGAATATTGCTCATCCTTGTTCATTCTGTTGTAACGGCGGTGGCTCTTGCTGTTCACCTATCAAAATTCTGTATTTTAGATCCTGCATTTTGATTTCACCGCCTGTTCCTAAACAAATACATCTACCCTCTTTATCACATTCTAAAAAATATTTATCCGTAGATGTCCTTATTTTTTTATAAGGTGTTGCGTTTATTATAGAAATTGAAAAAAATCCTAAATCACCGTAAGGTGTTGGATCAGGTAATTGAAATTGGGGTGGTTTAAAATTTATAGTTTGGATTTGCCCTATCGGTACTTCAGTAGGTAGTAATGGTATACTAAAGAATACGTCAGTCGGAAAATCATCACTTAATATTTCTGCCTTTTGCAATTTATCAACGAGTAAATTAGTAAGATCTTTAATCCGATTGCATGTAAGAAAATCATTCTTCTCAGTTTCTGAAATTGAATCAGTCATTCTATAATAATATGATTTTTTTTTTAATAATATGATATTTATAAACCTTCCCCTTGTTCATCTTGTTGCACAGGCAGTGGTGGAGGTTGCTCATCTGTCAAAATTTGATATCTTGGATCTTCCAAATTTAGTTGAACTCCCGTTATTATTCTACAATTACATCTGCGATTACGGTCACAATCTAATATTAAATTTGCGGTAACTGTCCTAAAGGTTTTATGTGGTTCCGTATTGGTTATAGAAGTCAAATAAAATTCTAAATCCCCATAGGGTGTTGGATCTGGTAACTGGAATGGATCTTCTGTCATATTGATACTATTGATTTGCCCATCTGGTAAAAAATATGCCGTAGTTAGATAATCATTAAATCGTCCTGTATTACTCAATTCATCCGTGAGTAAATAAGAAAGGTCTTTTACCCGAGTGCATAATTGAAAATATTCTCTTTCAATTTCTGTGACTAAATTACTCATACTATAATATAATAAGATTTTTGGATGGAAATTTTATTGAAAATTATCACACGAAATTAATTTTGATTTTAAAAACTCGGACCTGGTGCTATTTCAGCCGTTTGAGACGCTCCACCGGCTTGATACGCTCCTCTCGTTTGCGACGCTCCACCGGCTTCAGACGGCCAAGTGGTTTCACTAGCTCCACTTGCTGGTAATAAAGATATAAATCTTTGATCTTCCAAATCGATTACATCTCCAGTGTTTAATTCACATAAACATCTACGGTTTTCGTCGCATTCTAATATATTTCCACCATTAGAATTACTAATACTTGTCCTTATATATTTATTTGATCCCGTATTCTGACCATAAATCATAAGAAATTCTAAATCCCTGTAAGGCAAAGGATCTCTTAAATGAAACCCTTCGATTCTTGCAGATTCAGTTATGATACTGCTGATATGTCCATCTATTGTAAAATTAATAAAATAATTTTCTATTTGTGGTATTATATCAAGATTTTCATCTAATAATTTATAAGTAAATTTTTTAATTTCTAAACATTTTAGAAAATTAATTCTTTCTATCGGTGTAAATAATTCACTCATTCTATATTATTCAAATATATTTTTTAATTTGATATTCGTTTGTAAT